GTCTTGCGTCGTCGCCAGTTAAAGGCGCTTGCGTCCTGGGTTTGTGAAGGAACGTGGTCTTCAACGATGTCGAACATTTCTGCCGCCAACGTTTTGATACGATTCACTTTCTCGTCACCGCTAGGGTTAAATGACAGCCCTACTGCTTGTTCACCTGGCGTGAGTTTGCGCTCATCCATTATTTTTTGCTCTCCTTAACTGGCGTATAAAACGCCTTAATTTTTTCATCCAACACCTTCAGGTCGTTTGGTACGGTTTCCGTGTCAAACATGCCCATCGGTGTTTTGATGCCTGTGCCATCGGTCTTCACCTTGAAGACGAACTCGCCGTCCATGACCGCCGTCTCGACGACCTGATTAGTCAAGCCTTCTGGCACGAACTTGTCGCTGACCATCTTACCTGTGGTCTTTAGGCGTAGTTCGCCGCTATCGTTGTTCTCGCTGTGGGCGAGGATATAGAAGCGCTGATCGCTGTCTTTCTTGCTGATGAGGTCGATGATGTTGACGACGTTGACCGCCATCTGGGTGAACTTCTCGTAACCTTTATTGCTTGCCTGACTGAACTCTTCAAAACTCATAAAGTAATTGAAGTCGTCGATGACCACGACAGGTGCTTCCGCCTGCTTGATGACCGCCGTAAGTTCCGAGTAACTCTTGGCGTGGTATTGTGGGATGTCGTTTTTGAACGGCAATGGTTTGCCTGTCGCGGTAACATACCCGATACCGTCTTTCGCACTAAACTCTCTCAAGCTCGTGCTCTTGCCTGTACCCGTTTTACCGAGTACAAATGTTAATTGTGCCATAGTTGTTTTCTCACTTTCTTGTAGCTTTGCTTTTGCTGTAATCTCAGTGTAACACACCGAAATAAACAGCGCAATAGTTTATTACTGTATTGGGATTATCGTGTAATCCACGCCGTCGGTCGTGCCGAGTTGGTAGATCGACGGGATGTAGGTGACGTTAACTTTCTTCATCGCCAACCTCTGTCTCTGTCGGTACGATTTCAACAAACGAAAGAAAATCGTCGCCGTACTCTCGTACCTTAGTTACGAAATTTTCTGGGATACTGTGTCTTTTACGTAGTTCGGCCACTACGACCTCAAGAACGTACTCTTTACTAAATGTGATTTTCTGTGCTTTCGCCATGATATTCTCCTTTAAAATGGTAAATCTTTAATAATAGCTTCAGCCTTCTCTACTGTCATCTCGCCCATGAACTCTTGCATCAGTGACTCGTCGAATCGTTTGACTCCGACATCCTGTAGTTCTGGCAAGTCTAGCGGCTCATGCAGCCGCTCGTAAATGCGCTTGATGAGGGTGTTATTGCGATGCACTCGCTGGATGAAGTACGCTCTCGTCTTCAGGTTCACCACAATATAGTCCACCCAGTCGAGACCGCTCGCCATCAGTTGTGATTGCGTCTGCCGCTCGTGGTCGATTGACAAGCCTTCCTCCATTGCGGTCATAAAGGACTCGTCGCCCAGTATCTTACACTCGAGTAGACCTTTACCGCCGCCCCTTTTGTGCGTTTCTTTAGTTGCAGGGTCATGTCGTATAGCAACAACAGGCTCTGTAACATGACCGTCAGGTGTCGCCACGAACCAATCTGATACGTATGAAAACGCCTCGCTGACCTCGTTTCCTGTTTCGCGCTGGTATACCAGTTTGGCAAAGTCCTCATAGAATCGCCCGTCCTGCATCGCCTTGGTGTCGAATTTCTCATAAGTCACGCCGAACTGACGCTCGAACGCTAACTGCTTGAGGTATTTCTTCGCCTTGGCGCTTGGTGTCACGCCATCCTTCAGTGTGTCAAACAGAAAGGCCAGACCGCTTGAGCTTGGCAAGCCTGCCCGTTCTCTATACCAGCCTGGGCTGCGTTGTGGCTCGGTGCTTATCCTGAATTCTTTTGCGTATTTTTTCATAAACTAACCTGCATGGAAACTCGCACAGATTATCTCTGGTGCTATATATCGTTCCTCTGCCTCCCCTAGTAAGGTGGCTTTCGTATCGTCATACTGCACCCATGAGCTAAATCTTTTAGTGGTGTCAATTGTCTCTAGCGTGCCGCGCCAAATACTCTCTGGGTTAATATTGCGAGCGTATTCCTCGGACTCAGCTACGATAACAAAGTCGCTGAACTCGTCGTAGTCCGCTGACCCGTCGGTTCGTTCTATATGATATATATTCATGCTCTACGCCTTCACTTTGAGGCGTATGCTCGCTTTAACCTGAGTCTTTCGCATGTACTTCTCGGCTGTCTTCGGGCGCTCTTCCATGAATCGCTTTGAGTCGAACGTGTTGCGCTCGGTTGGTGCGACGTAGGTGATACTGATGAGGTCGCCGTCAAACTTCGTGACGCCGTTAGCTTCCATCGCCTCTAGTATCGCCTGGCGCATTTCACTATTCTGAGCTTCGAGTTCAGCTTTCTTCGCAACCTGTGCGCCGACGGCCTTTTCAATCTCCTTGTTCAGTTTTGCAATCTGCTGCTGATTTTTTTCAAACTTCGCTACTAATTCATTATTTGCCATGATATTTTCTCCTTATTTGCTTAATTTATAGTCGAGCCGTGCTCGTTTTGCCATGAGGTAGCATCGCCAAATTGCTTTAAGATGCTGTATGACCTCCTGGCGTAACCGTCGCTTGGTCATATTGTGAGTATACTTCGCGGTGTTACAGTTTCGCACCGCGATCAACTGTACGCGGTTTGGCCTGTGTTCGATTTCTATGTATTTCATTGTTTTGCCCTCCCTTTTTATGCCCAGACTTCGACGATATACTGCTTGCCGCCCTCGTTGGTGATGTAACGGCTCTCGTTGAACTCTAGTCCGTTAGTTTGTGTCGCGTCGGTGATTTCTGTGTATTTCTTGACCGCAATTTTAACGGCTTTCTTGATTGACTTTTTCACTAAATTACCCTCCTTATATTTCTGTGTGATAGAGCGCATGGTGCTAGTAGCAAACTTCTTCGTCCCGTCGGAAGCTCTATTTGATTCACCAAACCTAGTCAAGACTAGGCGTCTTACTACCAGCACTACTGCGCTCTATCTGATTATTAAATTACACCTGCCGTGTCCAGCTCTATCATCGCATCTAGCTCTTGTTCGGCGCGTTGCTCGCTCATAAAGTCGAGGTATGCGTCGTAGCAAACCTGACAGGCTTCGCGGTGATCTTCGTCGAATCGGTTATGGATTTTCATCTTCCGCCCCCAGTATTTCGATCGTTTCCTCGGCTTCTTCGATAAGTTCCTTGAACTCTGATTGTTTCGAGAGTAGCCAACGTGCGTCATCGAGCGTGGTCAGATCGTACCCGCCATGTTCGATAACTTCTCGTAAACTAACTGACATATTCGCCGTCCTTTCTATAGCCTTTGCTTTATCGCTATAACCTCAGTGTAACACGTCGGTCGTTAAAAATCAACAATATTATTGTTTACTCTGTTCGTGTTCGTGGCTCGTCGCCGTCTTCAAATACTGCGTAGTAGTCGCGCTGGATATGCTTTGGCATTTCTTCCAGCTTGATACCACAGTCATCGCATTTCTCAAAATACTCATTAAAGTTGTGGTGCTTACATTCCAGCGCGTAGTCTACCACTTGAAAATGGTCGGCTACCGTGTAACTTCTCGTATCGCCTGTTAACATTTCTGCCTTGATATATGCCCCGTTATCAAACCTGTAGAGAATCGTAAAATAACCCCTACCATCCACCTGGTATTGTTCGGCCACCTCAGACACTACTCGGTTTCTATCACAAAACCGCGCTAACTGTAGCTGATTGTCACGCGCTAAATGCCATTGAATTGTCGATGCTTTCATGTTCGTTACTCCTCCGCCAACTTGTGGCGTAGTTCAGTTGATAGTGATGTAAACGGTATTTTCTTGCCCAAGTGACGACCGCGCTTGGCTTCGATGTGCTGATAAAAACCCTCGCCCCTATCGCTTGCTCCGATAGCCTCGTCACTGCCTGCTGATAAAAATATCGTGTAGCGGTCAATTGTGTCACCGCCGTTGTCGTAAATTTCCATTAGATGAGTTTCCTTTCTCGTGCTTGCTTATATGGCATTAAAACCGTTGCGCCTGTTTCGTCCATTGTCGTTACGTACTTCACGCCGTTTATAACGCTCTTATAATCGTCGTGGATATTTGCCCACGTCTGGCGTGGTGCGCCGTAAATTGTCGTCTGCATCTTATTGCTCCATGAATTTCTTAAACCCTCGATGGGTAAATTCTCGTTTGATATAAGGCTTGCCACTCCGTAAAGTGAGCAAGCGCCAGCGATAGTTTAGGGTACGGAAAATAGTCATATTAGACCTCCACCGTATTAACGTATTTTGCATATACTTTTTTAATCTGGTCGCGAGTGTATACGCCTTTGAACAGGTCAACGACAGGCTCGATAGACGCTACATAGAAGCACTCATAATTGTGCAATTCGTATAGTATCGCCTTTTCTGCCTCGGCTCGGTTGGCTTTCAACTCCGCGTTGGCTACTTTTTCCCAGGCGTTTATTGCGTCCATACCGTCTATATACGCCTGCTTGTTTTGCCCTGGAAAATAACCGCCCGCCCCGATTGAGACGTATTTATAGCCGTCCTCGAGTGGGTGTTTTGCTTTGCCCTCGTCAAATTGTGATTGACCAAATGCCCAAAATAGCCCGATTTTCTTGAAAAATTCGTCATATTTCGCCTGTCGTTGTTGCTTGAGTTCGTTGTAAGTCATCGCTGTTACTCCTTTATCATTTCTAAAACTTCGTTGACCGTCATCTCTGCCACGTCTGAAAAATTAGTAAGATAGCCATTTTTGCGTAGCAGATTGTATAAATGTACCTGTTGGACAAGTGTCATTATTCATTGCCCCCATAAAATACTTGTATTGCTGCGTAGAGAGTCCACGCGAAAACCGTTGCGAAAAATAGTAATGTGATATTGTCCATAATTATGCGTTGCTTACTTGGTAATAAGTATCCTTGTAGTTATAAATACGCTTGATGCTGTTCTGGTCTGTCCAGTCCGACAGCTCCCAGATACGGCGGATAGCTGCAATTTCACTATCTAGTGTGATGCTCGCGTGGTATTGCTTGCCGTCCACGTTCACGAGGATATAGCGCAACGCGCCACCGTCTGCGCCTGTTGGACGATATCGCCCGTTGTCATACTGGTTGCAAATTGCTTCCTCAAGTTGATGAGTTGTCATCTTGACCGCCTTTCTTATTTACTGCCTAATGTTGCATATATGTTGCGCGTCTTCTGTCCGACAACTACCATATAGCCGCATTGCTTGCGGTGGTTATAGTAGTGTTCAATCAGTTCTGATGGCGTGCCGCCTACGCCGTGTACGATAGTTTTACCGTTTTTCTCTTGTATGAGTTCGTA